TAAGAAATTATTTTCTTTACTAAATAAAGATTCTATCTTTTCAGAATGTTACCAAGAAAACGAAAACGAATTCGATGGTAACGATATGATAGTAAAAACTACGTGGAGATACGAAGGAGATTTACCTAAAGGAATTATTGAAATTAATAATTAAAAAATTACTACGATGACAAATTCAATTAAAAAAATTAAAGTTAAAAAAGATTCAAATATTGCTAAAATATTAAGTGGCAAAACAAGAGGCTATTATGACTGGTACGTAACAGAAATATTATCAAACTCGTCTCGTTACGAAATAATAAACTAATAATTACTACAATGGAAAAAGAAGAAACAGCATTAGAATTAATTTTAGGAGTAATATTAGTATTTAGTCCTATCATTTTATTATTTTTGTAATGTTCGAATGGACGATAGTTATAGTCTTTATTTGGTTATCTTATAACTTTTTTAAAGACTAATAAAGGTGCGGAGTTTTGTAGTAATTTCTTCGCATCTTTTTTTTATATTAAGATCTAAGCTATAGGGGTAATTATTATATTTGTATTATAATAAACCACATGGCAAGCATACTAGACTTTTTTAGAAAAGAATCAAGAAGCAACGGACAGACATTCTTGCAAAACGTTTTAACAGGAACTTCTAATACAGGAGTTGCAGTTAATGAAAATTCAACTTTAACATACAGTGCAGTTTTTGCATGCGTAAGAGTTTTAAGTGAATCAGTAGCATCACTTCCAATAGATGTTATAAAAGAAGATTCTAAAGGAAACAAAGTTAAAGACAAATCCCACCCAATTTACAAATTACTTTCTAAGAAACCAAACAACTACATGACTAGCTTTACTTGGAGGCAAACTCTGATGGCTAATTTAGTTTTAAATGGTAACAGTTATTTCAAGATTGAAAGAGATGGTAGCGCGCGCCCTGTGGCTTTAACTTATATCCCAAGTGAGAAGGTTACTGTAAAAGTAAAAGCTGATGAAGTTTTCTATGAGGTGAAAAGTTCAGGGAACGCCAACGCCAATACTAATGAAAGTATGATAATAAAGCATGAAGACATGCTACACTTTTTAGGATTAGGTTACGATGGGATCAAAGGCAAAAGTGTTATTGAAACACATAGAGATTCTATTGGTTTAAGTATAGCCGCTAATAAATACGGAGGAGCATTTTACGGAAACGCTGCAACACCTTCTGGAATTCTTTCTCATCCTGGTAAATTATCTAAAGAAGCAGCTGATCGATTAAAAAATTCTTGGAATAGTTCATACGGCAATGGACCTATGAATGCACATAAAACTGCTATATTAGAAGAGGGTATGAATTTTAAGCCTGTGTCTCTTAATCCACAAGACGCAGACTTCTTAAATACAAGAAAGTTTCAGGTAACAGAAATAGCTAGAATATTTAGAGTGCCACCTCACATGATAGGTGATTTAGATAGAGCTACATTCACAAATATAGAGCAACAAGGATTAGACTTTTTAACTCATACTTTACGTCCTTATTTAGTTAACTTAGAAGAAGAGTTAGAAAGAAAACTGTTTAGACAAAACGAACAAGAGACTTACAGCATAATGTTTAACGCCAACGGAATGCTAAGAGGAGATTCTGAAGCTAGATCTAAATACTATAAGGATATGAGTTCTATAGGAGTTCTATCTATTAATGATATTAGAAGACTAGAAAACTTAAACGATATTGGGCCTGAAGGTGATCAACATTACTATGCTTTAAATTACGCTCCAATAACACAACAGAACGAACCTAATGAGCAATAGAGCTTTAGGTGATATAAATACTAGTGTGACTAACGGAATGGTCACAGAAGCCACTAAAGGATTAGAATGGAGATCTGAATTTGGTAGAGGTGGAACTGAAGTTGGAATTGCTAGAGCAAGAGACATTAAAAATAAAAAGAACTTGTCTATAAGAACTATTAAAAGAATGTTCTCATTTTTTAGTAGACATGAAGTTGATAAAAAAGCTCAAGGTTTTAGACCAGGTGAAGAAGGTTATCCAAGCAACGGTAGAATAGCGTGGGCTTTATGGGGAGGAGATGCTGGTTTTAGCTGGTCAAAAAGAAAAGTAAAAGAAATAAAAAAAGAAGAAGAAAGAACTATGGAAACTGAAAACAGACATATTCAAAAAGTAGAAGAAACTGAAGACACTATCATTATAACTTACGAAAAACTTCATGAAGACCAAGAAGTAATAGTTAAAGATCCAAACGAAGAGCCTATGGATAATGATCACGACGAAGATTATAGAACACAATTGCCAAATAAAGAGACTAGAACTTTTACGTTAGAAAACGTTGAGGTTAGAGAAGAAGATGGTAAAAGCATCGTTGTTGGATATGGATCTGTGTTTAATAGTTTAAGTAATAACCTTGGAGGTTTTAGAGAACTTATTTCTCCTAAAGCTTTTGATGGTAGATTAGAAGACGATGTAAGATTCTTGTTTAACCATGACGCTAATTATATTATGGGTAGAACAATTTCAGGAACGTTAAAATTAAGAACTGATGAAAAAGGATTAAGATACGAAGTTGACTTACCAGATACTCAAGCAGGAAGAGACTTAAAAGTTTCAATGCAAAGAGGTGACGTAACGCAAAGCTCTTTTGCTTTTACTGTTGAAGAAGATTCTTGGGAGAAAACAACTGATGGTACTATAAGAACAATTGACAAAGTATCACGATTATACGATGTAAGTGCTGTAACGTATCCTGCATACGAGGATGCAACAGTAGCATTACGATCTATGGAAACATGGAGAAAAAGTTCGCTAGACGAAAGTCTAATGAAAGAGAAGGAAGAAAACAAAAGAGAAGAACAAGATTTACATAGACGCTCTTTAGCCTCCTTAAAACTAAAACTAAATAAACATAAATTTTAAATTAAAACTGATGAACTCATCTAATTTTTACAAAGAAGAACGTGCAAGCGTTTTAGAAAAGATGGAAGCTTTAGTTGCATTAGCTACACTTGAAGAAAGAGAGCTAACCGACGACGAAGCTACTTCTTTTGACAATATGAACTCTAATGCGGAGGAATTAAATAACAAAGCTGAAAGAGCTTTAAAAATGGAAGAAATGAAAAAGAAAGAAGTAAGAAACGTTGTTTCTGAAGAAGAAAAAGTAAAAAGATCATACTCTTTTCTAAAGCACATTGATGGTATTGCAAACAATAACCTAAGTGGCGTTGAAAAAGAAGTACAAGAGCAAGCGGTTAGCGAAGCAAGATCTAATGGAAACTCTATTCAAGGTGCTGGTATTCCTGCATCAATGTTTGAAAAAAGAGCTGACATTACTTCTAATATTGCAGGAACTTCTGTTGAAGCTTTTGTTGATGCTATTCGTGAAGATGCTTTTTATACTCAACTAGGAGCTAAGTTTCTAAACTTAAATGCTGACGCACGTATTCCAATCATTAACAAGCAATCAACTGCTTGGATGTCTGCTGAAAATACTGCTGCTGCTGATGGTGGCGCTGCTTTTGAATCAGTAACATTATCTCCAAAGAGAATTGCTGGTTACGTTAACATATCGAAAGAGTTAATTCACCAAAACGGTGCTGGAGTTGAAACTGCTATAATGGCTGATTTAGGAAAGTCTGTTGCTGACAATATCGCTTTAGCAATGTTTAATGACACAACTGTTTCTAATGCGCCTACTTCTATATCTGCTACAACTGGTGTTGGAACATTTACTGAAGAAACTAGTTTTGCTGCTGGTGTATCTTGTTTTAAAGATTTAGTTTCTGCTGAGCAAGAATTAGCTTTAGCAAATGCTTTATCTGGAGATCTTGCTTACGTATTAAGTCCTAAATTCTTAAAAGAATTAAAAACAGCTGCTCAAGTTTCTGGTGTTAGTCCAGCAATGGCTGGAATGGTATACAACCAGCAAATGGTTAACGGTTACCGTACTTACTATTCTAACTTCTGTGGACAATCTGCTGCTGACGCACATGGATTATTTGGAGACTTTTCTCAAGTAGTTGTAGGAATGTTTGGTGGAGTTGACGTGGTTGTAGATCCTTTCAGTGTTGCAATCAATAATCAAGTAAGATTAGTGGTTAACACGTTAGTTGATTTTGCACTTCCTCAAGGAGAAAGATTTGTTAAATTCCAATCTTTAATTGCATAATTATTAAATTGAATATAAAAAGGGGAGAGGTTTATTCTTCTCCCCTTAATATTCTAAAAAAAACAAATAAATGAGTTACACTATAAACGATTTTGGAATAGCTACTTACAATAATTTTTTGCCTTATGGTAGACTAAAAGTATCTACTGCAAGATCTTCATGGATAGTAAGTTTAGCTGAAGCAAAAGCTCATTTAAGAATAGAAAGTGGTTACACTGTAGACGATACCTACATTACACTTTTACTAAAGATAGCTCAGGATATTGTAGAAAAAGAAACTAGTTTACTTTTAAGTGCTGTTGGAATAACATATATAGCAGATGGATTTTTGCCTGTTATAGATCTTGGAGTAAATGGAAGTGCAGTTGCTAGTGTTAAATATTATGATACAGCAAATGCTCAACAAACATTAGCAGTAAATACAGACTACTACGTAAGCAATCTAAGTTATCTTAATGAAAGTATAAGAATTTATCCAAGTACAAATAACAATTGGCCAGACACGTTTGATAAGCCTGATTCTGTTGAAGTTATATTTACAGCTGGATGTAGTACTAATGACGTACCTTTAGGATTGTATCAAGCTACTTTGTTAATTATAGGAAGATACTATGAGATGAGACAAGATGTTGGTACTGGCATGTTTGACATACCTAAAGGAGCAACTCATTTAATAAATCAATATAACAGAGCTACGATCTAATGAATATTGGTAAGCTATATAGACAAGGAAGATTATTTAGTGCTAATTATACTACAAGCGCAGATGGTCAAAGAGTTGTTTCTTACAGTGCAGTTCGTGATTTTTTTTATTCAAGAAAAATTAAAAAAGCAGATATTGAAAACGCATCAAATTCTCAACTAGTATTAAAACAATATGACTTACTAGTTAGGTTTGCACTTGATTTTCAATATGATTCTGTGATTGACTTAACGTTCTCAGCAACAACGCGTGAACGATATAAAATAATTGGTATTGAAGAATTAGGTAGAGAAGAGGGATTTATAATTAGTGTTGAAAGAATAGAAAGTAGAACACAAGGATAATGAGTAAAGATAGTATAACATTAGATATTGACAAAAAAGCAATGATGACTATTATGAATGGTTTAGATGATTTATATCCAACTAGTCTTCAAGTAAATAAAGCATTGCAAAAATCATTAAAGAAATCAGCAAAGCCAATTCAAGCTGCTTTAAAAACTCTTATAAAAACTAATGCAAGTAAAACAGCTTCTTATAGAAGAAAATTAGGTTATAAAGTTGGAAAATTAAAAAGATCAATAAGAATATGGCCAAGCCAAAAAAATACTAAATACGGTAGACCAAGTGTATATGTAGGACCTATAGTAAAAACACCTAAGAGTATTAGAAAAAAGAAAGGTATTAATGAAGTTGAAAGAAGACAATTAGCTATCGAGTATGCTAAGAAGAAATCAGGATTTTATTTTTACATGTTAGAATATGGTTTTGCTCCTAAGGGTGGAACAACAAAAATAAATGGTTTAGGTTTATTGCCAAAAGCTGCTCAACAAGGAGGATCAGCTGCATTAAATAGACTACAAAAAGATATATTAACAACACTAAATAAAAGAAGCATAAAACTTCTTGGAGTTAATTTGAAATGAGCATAGGAATTTACGCAATACCAAAAAGTTGGGTGTACCAAAAAATTGTTGCAGCTAATTCTTTATGGACTAACGCATGTTATCCTGAAGAGAATACTGTGTCAGATAATATTTCAGATGTATCTGGTAACGGTCAGTATATTACATACACATTTAGAAACAATACACCTACTCCTACTAAGTCAGGAGTAAGTCAATTAGATGAAGTTGTTTTATTAATAAACATTTTTGAATCAAATAGCTTTAATAATTTAGTGCTTTACTCTGGTCAAATTAGAGATGCGTTAGATGGTTATAGTAAAGCTTCTCCTGGAGCATCAGAGTTTTATGTTCAATCTTGTTCTTTTGAAGATCAAGACACTGGATTCGATGATGATTTTGGAGTAGAAGGAATGTATTTTAATACAATGCAATTCAAATTAAGAATATCTAAAAACTAAAAATATGGTAGTAAGATTTATAAAAGAAACTAAATTGCATCCTGAATTAAAACCTGTTAAAGTAGGTGCTCAGATGCAACTTAAAAAAAGTTTAGCAAAGAAGTTGTGGTTAAAGGATTCAATAGAAGTACTAGGACCGCATGACTTTCTAAAACCTGTGAAAAAGGAAACTAAAAAAGAGGATTAATTAATTAATAAATAAAAAAAAATGGCAACGACCGGAATAGTAAATGGAACTGACTTATTTGTAGGGTTAGACGTTGCTGCAGGTGGCGCTGGTACTACATTTGTAGCTATAACACACGCAACTTCAGCTAACATAAACTTCTCAATGGAAACTAGAGAAGCAACTACGAAATCTTCAGCTGGATATACTGAAGTCTTAGAAGGACTAAGAAGTGTATCTATTGACGCAGAAGGAATGACTGCACTAGATGCAGCATTAGGATACGAAGAATTGTACGCTTTATGGAACAACAGAACTTTATTCAACTTAGAATTTGGTACTGCAGAATCAGGAGATACAGTTTATCAAATTAAAGGATACATGACAAGCTTAGCTGTTTCTTCTGGAGTAGAAGATTCATCAACTTTTTCTGCATCTTTTGAATGCACTGGTTCAGTAACTACTGCAACTAACTAATATTAACTAGGTAAGGCAGGGATGAGCTTAAAAGCAACATTCCCTTGCCTAAACCTTATAACAACAAACAAATGGACGTAATAGAAATAGACAAAAAAATAGTACCAATTCGATTTGGCATGAATGCTTTAAGATTATTTTGTAAAGATCAAAACATTAAACTGACCGAGTTATCGAGATTAGGTAACAATATAGGTTTAGACGAAGCATGTTCTTTAATCTTATGTGGATTAAAAGACGGAGCTAGAAAAAATAAGACTAATATAAATCTTACAGTTGATGATGTAGCAGATGCTTTAGACGAAGATTTTACTATATTAGAAAAAGCGATGGAGATATTTGCAAATAGTTTTAACACTGCAATAAAGGGAAACAAAGTAGAGGAGAAGAAGAAGAGCCTCAAGAAGAAATAGACTTCTAAGATTTAGAAGAAACGGCTTATGGTCGATTAGGTTTATTGCCAGATCAGTTTTGGGATTTGACGATGAGGGAATTTAAATTAATGCAAAGTGGACACATGAAAATGGAGCAAGATAGAATTGTTCAGCAATGGGATTTTGTAAGAACATTAGGAACTTTTGTACTTCAACCTCACTTGAAAAAAGGCAAGAAATTAAAACCTAGCGACTTAATTCCTTTGCCAAAAGATAAGAAATCTAAGAAGGAAGAAAGCGTTGAAAATAGACGTGAAAAAGCTGAATTTGCATTAGCAAAAAGAGAATTAATAAAAAAGAAGAAAAGCGAAAATGACCAATCAAGGAAAACTACGCTACCTTCATAACTTTGAATTCGAATATATATACCTTACAGAGCATGGTTGTTTGCTTAAAACGCTTAAAAACAATGTTTAACGAGGTCTAAAAAGTTAACAAATGGCAACAAAAAAGAGTATAAATTTATTCCTTGGACTTAACGATACCAACTTTCAAAAGGGTATAAATAAGGCACAGAAGAAACTAAAAAAGTTTGGTAAAGGTGCGATGAGTGCCGGCAAATCTTTGTCGACAAATCTTACTGCTCC